TCCCCCTGCCGTTTTTTTCAGATTAGAGGTTGACACATGGCTCAAGAGATCACAATTACAGTTGGTGCTCAGGTGACCAATGGGTTGCTGAAGCACTACGTTGCGACGACCAGTCGGAAGATTGACCAAGCGACTGCTCGGGCAGGAGCGGTTTTCCAAGACATTGGTACGACAGAAGAGACTGTGTCTTTCGGTGACGGTGTGCCTGGTTACATCGTGGCGACAAACCTCGACGCGACAAACTACGTCACCCTGCGATTCGCCAGTGGTGCGAACGCGATTCGGTTGTTGCCCAACGGTGGGCAAGCGGTGTTCTATTTGGCACCTAGCACGACGCTGTACGCGATTGCGAACACAGCCGCGTGTAAGGTGAAGTTGGATTGGTTCAACAGTTAGGAGACGAGACGGTGAGCCCAGAAGCGAGAGAGTTGCTTGGTCAAAAGATTGAGCAGCTGAATAACTACAGAAACGAAGATCAGATCGCGATTAACGCCAGAGACCTTCGGTCCTTTGGTATTGATGTTAGCCCTGAGATCCCCGGCGGGAACCCTGTGTTCCTGACGGTTGGTGATCTTCGGGCATTGGCTGTGGTGGAAGAAGTGCAACCAGTCAAAGAAGACTGCGGTTGCCCAGAAACGGAGTAGAGACGATGAACGAGACGAACGAGACAGAAGACCTGAAGACGTGGTTCAAGGATGAGAAAGGCCGGCAGTGGAGTCTCAAGATCACTGTTGGCAAGTCGATGTTGCTGCGCGACGAGATGGGCCTCGATGTCAACCAGTTGGTTGACCCGAAGTCTGGCTTGTTGCACGAACTCATTGTCGATTCGTGGAAGCTGCTGGACATTCTCCTGCTGCTCACTCGAGACGACCGCAAAGGGCTTAACGTCAGCGACCGGGATTTTGCCGACGCGCTGGGTGGTGAGACTCTGGACGAAGCAACCGAAGCCTTTCTGTATGGAGTGACCTCGTCGCTAAAAAAATTGCAACGACGGGCATTCGCCGCGATGACTCGTCAGATTTCGACGGGGATGGAGAAGGCGGCACAGAAGATCGAGGCGCAGATCCAGAAGGTGGAAGCGAAGATGGACCAGCAACTCGATTTGGTTATTGGGAACTCGTTTTCCGAGCAGCAGGAATCCTCCGAATAGACCCTAGACCTTGGACGTTCGGGGAACTTCAGGGGATGCTTGAGGCGTATGAATTTTCAGCATGGGACCACACTGCAAGTCTTCTGGCTTGCATTGTTGGCATGATGAAGAAGGGTGTTGAGGTGAAGGATTTCCATCCTTACCGCAGGGCTCAAGAACGGACAGCGAGTGTAGGTCAGTCGCTACAGTCACTGAAGGGCCTTTTACCGAAGTTCGAGGACAACAGCGATGGTTAACGCCGGCGCGGCAAAAACCTCTGGCAACATCAGCATTCGCTACCGAGTGAAGCTGAAGTTGAACTTCAAAGAGCTTCTGAGTAAGTCTTGGGAGGCGAAGGAACGCAACCTTCGCCGTGCCGGTGCAATCGTTCGTGGAATCATGCGGCGTTTGATTAGATACCGCAAGAACCCTCGCATCGCTTCGCCTCCCGGGACTCCTCCGTTCGCCCACTTCAAGCCTGGCATCAAGAACACGATTCAGTTTGCCGTCAGCCGCAACCGGATGATCGTCGGTCCTCAAATCGCTCGCGACAAGCCGAACATCTCGCCTGTCCCGGGTGCCCTTGAGCACGGTGGTCGGACGCTGGTCAAAGTTCAGGTTGGGGGTCCCGGCCCGAAGAAGAAGAAAAAGAAAAAGACGACCCCTTCTGGCAAGCCGATTCCACCTTGGCTGCTCAAGAAAATCATGGCGAAGAAGCAGCAGAAGAGACAGTTCATTCGAGTCCCGGCTGACATTCGTCCACGCCCGTTTGCGAACCCTGCGTTGCAGATCTTTGCGAACAGTCCACAGTACGCTGAAATCTGGAGGAATTGCATCAAATGAGCAGTGGCGGTTTAGGCATGAAAATCCGCGCCGCCAATGCGTTTGTGACGCTTGGTGTGCAGGACAACCTGTCAAAGGGTTTGTCCATGGCGGAACGAAAACTGAAGGACTTCGGTCAACGCACGGCGAGCATGGCTACCAAGCTGGCCGGCGCGGCTTTGGCTGTTGCTGGTCCTGGTTTGATCTCCGCGCAGGCTTTTGCCGGCTTTGAAAGCACCATGGCCCGTGTTCGCGGTCTTACTGGCGCGACCAAAGACGAATTCACTCTGCTGTGGCAGGAGGCCAAGCGGTTGGGTGCAGAGACCCAGTACACAGCGAGAGACGCTGCCAGAGGCATGGCGTTCTACGCCCAGGCTGGTTTCAAAGTCACCGAGATTCACGCGGCGATGTTGCCGACGTTGGACCTAGCAGCAGCTGGTCAGCTTGATGTCGCGGAGTCCGCAGACATTCTGGCGAAGATCATGCACGGCATGGGTGTGCCCGCAACCGACTTAACGTACCACGTTGACGTACTCACCAAGGCGATGCAAACCGCCAACACTGACCTTCGTCAGTTGGGTGAAGCGTTTAAGTATGCGGGTGCTGTGTCCAAAACAGCCGGCATCAGCTTCGAGGAAACGACCGCTTTCCTTCAGATGATGAGCAACGCCGGCATCCAAGCCGACATGGCTGGTACGACATTGCGTGGTGCTTTGCTCGCTCTAACGTCACCGTCGAAAGAAGCGGCAGAGCAGTTAAAGGCGTTGAAGATCGACACGATGGATGCGAACGGGAACTTCGTCTCCCTCGCGGATGTCGTCAGGCAGTTTGAGTCGGCTATGACGGGCATGGGCTCTGGCGAGAAACTGGAGATCCTCGGTCGGATCTTCGACAACCGTCAAGCGTCTGGCTTCGCCGAGGCTGTTGCTCAGGGTGGCGATGCGCTGAAGAAGATGACTGAGTCGCTTCGGGACAGTAGCGGTGCCGCTGCCCGTTTCCGCGCCATTCAGATGAACACAGTTGCCGGTCAGTGGGAGTTGTTCACCAGCGCGATTGAAACCTTGCAGATCACTCTTGGTGAGGTCACAGGTAAACCACTTCGGTCGTTGCTTCGTGGGCTGACAGAGATTGTGTCCGCTACCCTTCGTTTTGTGGAAGCGAACCAGTGGGTTGTAACCGTCCTCGGCGCGATTGGTATTTTGCTTGCCGCCGGTGCAGCATACTTCCTCACGCTTTCGTTCGCGGCAATGGGGGCGCAAGCCGCAGTCCAGCTGTTCGGGTTTACGGTTTCTGCGGTAAAGACGATTATCCTCGCCTTGAACATGGCGATTCGTGCTGTTTCGATTTCAGTCATGCTGCTGGCGAATCCTTGGGTTGCGCTGATTGCTGTGGTGACGGGCGTGGTCCTGCTGGTAAACCGCTACCTGGCCGGCTGGTCCGTTACGCTGCACGACACTAACGGCGCGTTCAGCGACATGCTGTTGCACATCAAGTGGGTCATGCAGGGCATTTACGACGCGATTGTCGCGGGCCGGATTGACCTCGCCTTTAAGATCGCACTGGCCGGTGCAAAGCTTGCTTTGTCTGAAGGTCTTATTGCGATTTCGGCGATGTTTGGGGTGACGATTGAAGACCTGTCGAGAATGATTGCTGAACTGTACAAGCAGTTCATGGAAGTAGTTACTCGAATGAACAGGTGGCGAGCCGAAGCGAGCAACTGGCTTGCTAAAGCCATGGGCAAGGTTGTCGGTGTCGATGTGCAGGATGGCGACTCTGCTGCTCTCGCTGCTGCCACCGAGTGGCAGAAAGCAATCGACGGTATCGACACCTCGAAGCTTGGAGAGAACATTGCGGAGGCGTTGGATCCAGAGACGCAGATGCAAGCACTCAACGACCTTCTTGGTGAGGCTGCTCAGGCTGCTGATAAGGTATTCCAAGACCCAAGCACAGGTCCAACGCCCCCGGTTCGCCCGTTTGACCCAGGCTTAGGGCCTGACGGCATCATCGGAAACGGAGAGGCGCAGAAGTTCGCGTCGATTGGTGGGTTCACTGCG